AATCTTTAATAATAAAGCTAGGTTTAAACAAAATGGTTTCTATGTTGGTGACAAGATGACAGATCTTAAAGCTGCAGAACGTATAGGAGCTAGACCTATTCTTGTACGTACTGGTCATGGGCTAGAAACTGAAGAAGACCTCAAGAAATTCTCAAGAGAGAAACTTAGAAAGAAGACCAAAGTTTTTGATGATCTTCTTCAGTTTGCTCAGAGGCTACCTTAAGCAGCTTCCTCCATATCCTCAACAATACTATTATTATAAGGATAATGCACCAACTTACCTATGTCTGGTAAGTATAAATAGTTTATGTCTGAGTTCTTCACAGTCTCCATAGCATCGTGCAAAGTCTCAACTAGAGGCTGACCTGCAAGATTAAAGCTTGTGTTAAACAAGATAGGAACACCAGTAATCTTATCAAACTCTTTTATCAAAGCATGGTAGTTAGGGTTCTGCTCTTTAGTCACAGTTTGAATACGACATGTACCATCTACGTGTGTGATTGCAGGAACTTCACCATGCTTGTCAGTCTTAAAGTCCATAGCATACATCATGTATGGTGACTCTTCTAGACCACGAGTTTCAAACCATTCCTCAAAGTTTTCCTGTAGCATTGAACCTGCAAAAGGTCTAAACCACTCTCTTCCTTTGACTGTGTTTACAAAGTCTTTACCTTTAGGATCTGTGGGATCATAGAGGATAGAACGATTACCTAGTGCTCGTGGTCCTGCCTCAGAACGTCCTTGGAACAAAGCTACAATGTTTTTGTCTGCTATTAGCTTTGCTACATCAGCAGCCTTTACATCTTTAGTTTCTATATCACCAAAGTCATACTCTTCTTTTCGTTCAGGACCAAGATAAAGAGTAGTCATAGGACGTACAGTCTTATCTTCTTTGTTCTGGTCATAGTGTATCAACTTAGCTAATCCTATTGTTGTACCTCCATCGTGAGAGATAGGATCAACAAAGATATTAAGATCAGGAAACCTTTCCTTGTAGTAATAGTTAGCTACACAATTGAGACCATAACCACCTGCAATAACAATATTAGTGTGTCCTGTTTTATCTACAGCCTTTTCAATCAAATCACCAACAAGAGTCTGTGTTTCGTCTTGTACAGCCCAAGCTAAGTCTTTAGCTGCATCTGTTACTTTTGTGTGGTCAGTATGCCAAGCTTTAGGATCTTCTTTTAGCTCCAACAGAGGATGTCGTGAGTGATCTACAAAAGCACCTGCAGGATAGTTAGGTACAAACACATTTTTATTACCTCTGCCATTATAGAATAGACTAGGTATAAACTCGTTTTCTTTTCCATAGGGAGCAAGACCCATAGTCTTACCTGCTTCTATGTAACCAAAACCAAGATAGTGTGAAACAGCTTCGTATGCTTTAACTATTGTTATAGCACTGTCCATCTCTATGTCTTCAGAAACTACACGTTGAGTATCGTAGTTACCTCCATAAGAAGCAAAGACAGGCTTTATACCTTCCTCATAATCGCAGTTAAAGATAGACTCTGTTTCAAAACCTAAGTTTTTAAAGTTTTCATTTACCTCTACTTCTCTTTGAGAACCAGACCCATCTACTATAACTGCTGCAGCTTGTTCAAACCCTGAGTTATAAAAAGCACCTGCTGCATGCCCTAAGTGGTGAGCACCACCAACGTTTATAGTTTGTAGCTTAGGGTTAAACTTCCTCAAGAAACCAGAGTAAGGATCTTCTCCTGTCCAAGGTAATTGTGGAAACTGTTCTGATGTACCACCAAGAACAAGGATGTCTACACCATACTTTAGTGCTTCCATCATTCCTGCAAAAGGATTGCCATCATACTTGTTACGAGATAGGCGTTCCTCTTCAATGTAAAACTTAAGCTCACCATCTACGAGTAAAGCAGCAGCACCATTGTGACCTGGATTAATTGCTAAAATATTCATCTTACTTCACCTTTTTCTCTATATCTTTTATGATGTTTGCATATATCTTATTTATTTCTTCATCATTAAAGTCCATAAGGCTTTCGTTCATACGATCAGCCAAGTGACCTTCAAGACCAGATATACGTATAGGTGAATATTTCTTAGCATCATCCTTTTCAATAATGTTAAAATAATCTGGGTAAGTTGTGTTGATTGCAAAAGTAGAACCAACAATTACAGTTCCAGGTTTACCTAGTGCCTTTGCCATGTGCTGACCTACAGAATCTACTCCTATAAAATAATCAGCAGCATCTATAAAAGCAGTCCACATTCTCAGGTCAGCCTGTGGTTTTACTGTGTATGTATCCTCTTCCATGAAAAAGTTTTGCTCTGCCATTAACACAAGATTGTATTTTGCAGATAACTTTTTGACCAACTTTAAGTAGGCTTGAGGATCAAGAGAACGAGATGACTCATCTACAATAGCACCAACAGGGTGTTTTTGTGCAGAACGTCCAAAAGGTTGAATAACAATAGTATGGTTTTTCTTTTGTTGGTTCTTAGCATCAAGAATCATTCCTGCAGCATTTAACTCTTCTGCTTTAGAAGTCTTCAAGATAGGATCTTGTAGATCAGAATGATCATTAGTGTTGTTGATAAGAACGTCAAAGGCTTCTGCCAAAGATAGTTCTTGTTTAAAATACCCTGGAACTCGATATGGTTCAGGAGATATTATTTCTTCAGCATGTTTTACTACATGATCAAAGATACCTTTTTGTTCAGGGTTAAATACTTTGTCTTGTAGTTCAGGAATACCCCAGTATAAAGTATCCCATCCATGTACGAGTATAGCAAAGTCATCATGTTTCTTTGCATATTTTAGGAAAGCAGGTATAGATGCAATAGCACGTCCTGCGCCCCCATCAATAAAAAATAGTTTTTTCACGAGTCTTCTTTCTTATTATTATTATTACCCATGAAGGGTGCTCGTTATTATAGTTTAATGTTAAACTAAATTCAAGAGGGCTGTGTAGGCCATTCTACAGCAAAAGGATTAGCAGAATCATCTGGAAGATCTCGTAGCAAAACTCTATAAGCTTTCCATTCTGTTACTTTTTCTTCTGTTAAACCTACATCAGCTAGTTGTGTCCAATCTGAATCAAGTAGGTAACCATCCCTAGTTTTTCTAATCTCACTCCACTTGGCTGCTCTTTTTTCTTCAAACACCACATCGTCTGCTGTAACAAAAACTGGATTGCTGTCAGCATCACGCCTTAGAATTGTAGCTCCTTCATAAACTTCAAGAGAGTCTTCAACCTGAAACACTTCATCAGCTTCATTAAAGTTGTCAACAACACGTCCATTCTGTACTGCTATAGCTTTCATTTTAATTTCCTTTATCTACAAGCATCATAAAAAGCATAAGACTTTAAATCTCGTGTAGCACCAGAAGACTGACATGTAATTATAGAAAAATTTGTCTGATCTATACAAGCACCTTTTAATAAGTTACACACAAAAGTATCTTCTAGTCTATACACAGTGCTAGTTTTCATTTTATAGACGTTAGCAGAGCTATCATAAGTCCAAGTATGAAGTGCTAGAGAAGAATTAAATCCTCCACAAGGATGACTGTGACTCATTATAAAACCAGTTGTAGGAGAAGTTAACTCAAAAGGATAAATGTTTTCATGACAAAAACATTTACTGTCGTTAACTGAAACACAGAAACAACAATTTTCTCTTATACAGATATGGTCACAATGCTTTATACAGTAGTTAGAATCTCTACATATTTTTGCTAAACCTATTTTATAAGAATTATTCTGAATAGAACCTTGTATAAAGTGTTCATTACAACAATCTATCCACTGTAGGTCACAAAAACCACAGCTACAACCTGCTGAACCATGACTTAAACCCCATCCTTTTCCATCACAGGTGTGTGCTCCACCAACCACACAAAAAGTATAACCATGTAAATTTTTTACTACGTCAACTTGTGCAGTTTGTCCAGATGTTCCTGGGGTAAATTGTAGTACTACAGCCCTGTTATCAGGATTACCATTACCTCCTGTATAGCCTTCGTAGACACAACAACACTGAGGATTAGCATGCCAACAACAAGCATCTACATAACAACACATAAGTCTTGCCATAGCTGTTCCACAGCCACACATATAGTTCCATCGTGCAGTTGATCCATCTCTACATCTGGGGTAGAAGATACAAAAACCACATTCATCGCAACGATAAGCTATATTCATACCAGAAAAATAACCTGATTTATTTCCACAACTTGCAAATATAGCATTAAAGTAGTGCACACAGTTAGGTCTAGTTGATTTACCTGTGGTTGCATCAACACACTTATAGAACATAGGGTTACACAGTCTAATGTAACCATTTTCCCTATTAGTATCACTACTAACACTCCTGCCATACTGTCGATGTGAAAATTGTCTGAGATAATTGTTCCACAAATCACATTGAGCAGCACCACAGTGTTGTGCTGATGTACAGCAAATTCCAGTACATTTGGTGCAAGCACAAGGGGAAGTTCCCCAACAAAGATGTATAAGTTCCCCACCACAAGCAGATCTAAAATTTGGAGCACAATTATTTTGAACTCTTTGTACATATAGAAAACAATCATGCACAAGAGCAAAAGACATTGAGTTATCTGAACTGTTAGATTCAAAACCTCTGCATTGTTTTGTGTAAGAAGGGCAAATATACTCAGAACAAAATGCAGAACCTGTATACTGAACTATTTTTGCAAAAAATGCTTCATCGTTATTAGAATTACAGTATCTGTATTGATATATAAACCTACAAGGATCTCCTGCAAAAGCAATTGTGCCTGATCGACAAGGCTCAACAAAAGAAGTAAGGTTACGACAAGTAGCAGTAGACGTTATTGTGTAAGGGGCCATGTGTTGACCATTGAGATTTGTTCCATTTAACGCACAAGGATTAAAAGCAGAAAAATGAAGTGTTCCTGATACTTGATAACAAGGAACATAAATCCAGACACACTCAGAGTTTACACAAGTCTGGGTTCCATCACTTCTAACAGCACCATGTAACCATTTGATAGAAGTAATCCTACACGTTTTTGTACCAAAAAAGTGATGGTAGTGTCGTGTTAGCTCAAAAACAGGACTAACTCTTGATTGATTTGCATTACCTGCTAGTAGTTCATTAGTCATAGTATCAGTGACTTCACACAAACAAGTTATTGCGCCTGTTACAGCACATATGTGCATTAGCCTTAATTTTTGACAGGCGTTTTCTCCAACTTTAGGAAGCATAGTAGCAAAGGTACTAAGGCAGTCAGTAACATAACCATAAGTATTATTATTTTTATTACATAAACAAGAGGTACACCAAGTTGTATCATTTTCACAATACAGACAAGCTGTACCTGTGCAAGATATTCCTACGTGTTGACCACTGCAAAGAAAACCTACTGCACCACCATGATAAAAAGATGTAAATGATTTAATACACAGACTTGTTTCCCCTGTAATGCAGCACTTTTGCACTGACATAGGCTCGTAAGATTTTGATGTTGTATTATATTTTGCAAATCCAGTAAATACACAGTTGCCTTGAACACCTAAAAAATAATGTCCTGCATCAGAATCACCTATTCCATTATCTGCTCCGTATGTACCCTCAGTCGCAACTTGATCCATACCACCCCTAGTAAATCCAGTAGGGAATGAATAGTTGGAGTCTATAGCTAAATTCTCAAGGTTGGTTAAAGGTTTTTGAAAAGTCCAACCACCTTGGGCTGTTGAGTTATCGTGTAAAGAAATTTGAATTGATTCAAAAGGTTTTATAAAATTATATAAATTACAACAGTGATCATGTAAAAGAACAGAGTTTTCTGTGCTAAGATTTTTAATAGTGTAAAGAGCAGAACCTTCGTCAAGTGTTGTAGCATTAGGTAAACAAACACAACCTGTTTGGTTAAAACATAAGGATAAGCTACTTGAGTTATCTGACGTAAGACTAATTGTAGATCCATTACAAGTAATAGTCTCACCACCACTGGTTGCTCCACCACCACCACTACCTGCAAATGTTGAATATGTACTCATTCTATTTCCTCTTTACTGTGATATTGCCCAACCAACAGTGGCGTTAACATACTGTAATTGAAAGGCTGCATAAGCAGTGTCTATCGTCATATCTTCTGCTAGGCTCTGTATATTAGATCCATTACGTCCTATAATGTTATCTGCATTTCCACCCATTTCAGATATAGCTACTGTGTCTCCTGCACTTGGACTAGCAGGAAGTGTAAGAGTAATGGTAGCACCATTTAAAAAGTATCTGTTGTCTTTTGTAGCTGTGGTATTAGACGTAATTACGTTAGGTGTAAGCTCTTTTTGTTTTGTGTTTATTTGTGTCTGAATAGCAGAAGTTACACCCCCTACAAAATTTAATTCAGCAGCAGAAGCAGTAACTCCTGTTCCACCTATCTGTAGTGTAGTAGAAGCATTTACTGTAGGAGCAGCCACTGTACCTGTAGCTGTAATTGCAGCAGCACCTACTGTTCCAGTAAATGTAGGATTTGCTAGTGGTGCTGCACCAGATACTTCTGCAACAGCTATTGCACCATCTGCAAGCTCACCACCTGTAGCAACTAAATCTGCTAGTACTCTTGCCTGACTCATTTAATTCTCCCCTAAATAAAACAACAGTTATGACAAGCATATGGTTCTAGCTTGTACAAATCAACTATTATGCACTGAGCAGAAACACCTACTGTAAAAGATTTTACACCTACTTCAACATAATGATCTGTTCCAACTACACCACTTGCTCTATACTTGTTTTTACAAGTCTTTAGACCACCCTGCATTTGTCGAGTATAGTAATAAGGGTAGATATACTTTGCTCCACCTCTTTCTACGTCTGCTTTAGAGCAATTATGACTAGGACCAAGAGCAACTAGTACTTCACCATGATTGTTATACCAGTTATTCTTATTTCCACTATTTGAGTTTACTCTGTAAATACCATTAACTTGTAAACTGTAGCCTCCATTTTCATTTGTTGTCGTATGTAAATCACCATCTCTATCACAAGTTGTTGCAGAATTAAATATCCCACTAAAACAAGTAGAACAAACTGATTCGTTTCTACCCACACCTAAAGAGCAATAAGCAAAATTTGGACCAAGAAAACCTGCATGTATTTCTACTTGTCTGTGACCACTACATGAGTTTTGAGTATTATGAACACAGTGACAAGCCATTTGTTGTGCATAACCACTAAATCCCATAGGAGCAGTAGCTTGACCTTTAGGTGGCAACTCTGCAAAGTATGTAAAACCACAACAATCTATATAACATTGATTCCAATCAAGAAAAACACTAGTCTTACATCCAAGATTATGACAACATTGGTGATTAGTATTACCACAATGACAGACTAAATTTGGTTCGTTAGCACCTGCAGTCAGTGTATTAAAGATGTCTGCTCTCATCCCATAGACTCTTCCACACTCTCCACCACCTGTTGATCCTTCACCTATCATTTGCACAGTACAGGCTGTTACTTGAGGCATAAAGAAAAATTGTTTTGTAGCTGTAGCTCCTTGAGGAGAAAAAGCTTGATAGTTAGTACCACAGTGACAACAACGTTCTTTTATTTTTGTGTACTGCATACACCCACAGTCTCGTTGGAAAAAATACCAAGCATGACCTGGAGTTCCTGCATACATTAGGTGATGTCTACACTCCCCTGCACTTTCTAAACATTTAAATTCACTATTGGTAGTAAATTGAATCCTGTTAGTGCAAAAGCAACCTGTGTCTGCATCGTAATGAAAACCACTCATACAGTTGGTGCTGCCACCTCTTCCTGCCATAAGGATATTATCACATTCATCACTTGTAAGAACTTCTAGATTTAAGTAGTTACCACTACAACTAGTACAATTCCAAACATTATGATGACAACAACTGTGTCTGTGTACTGTGTGATTAGTTGTGTCAATACAATAAACACCTATATGGATACAGCAAAGATTAGCATCCTCCCAATCATGTACAACAGCAAACCTGTTATTTCCCATGTCAACTACATGAGACTCACCTACTTCATTGTTGTTGTTATAAAGGTTACCCACACAATCACAAAGAGTGTTACAAAGATTGTACTGTAAATTTGTCCAAGGATAGGGAGCTAGTACACCCCAAGCAGTTCTGTTTGGATCTGCTACTGCTGTAGTTCCACCAGAACTAGTAGGAGTAGGAAAGACTGTAATACCCATTATTCTGTAGCTCCTGATATTTGAATTGTTACCTTACTTGCAGTTGTCGTAGTTGCCTGTATTGTATCGTTGGTATCTGAAAGAACTAAACCTGGAACAGGAAACTCAATTATAACTGTTGTATCTGCAGCAACGTCTGTTTTATAAAATTGGTTTGTTGCAGCAGCAGTTCCTACTGAACCACTGTTATCAGGAACATTATATAACACCACAGTTTCAGCAGTAGTGTTTGTGTTGTGTAATACAATACCACGAATGTAAGATGTTTTAGCACTAGGGTTTGTGTACACTGCTCCTGCACTACTTGCTATTGTAGTAATTGGTGTTAGTTGTGCGTATGTAAAAGCCATTTTTTCCTACCTATAATACAAAAGATTTTCTAAGATCAGCCTGAACGTCTACTGTTGCAAAGCTAAGTGTTCCTGACCCATCTGTTTTTAGAAACTGATCTGCTGATCCATCAGAAGTTGGGAGAGTAAATACAGAAACAAAACTCTGTAAGTTTGCATCGTATGCTAGAACGTCTGTGCCTATTACTACACCTAAAGTTGTTCTAGCTGCAGAAGCATCTGCGTCATCAACAAGTGTTCTAGCAAATGAAGAGAAGTCTGTAACAGCATAAGTATCAGAACCACTCGTATAAATTATTTTATCTGCTGCAGTTGTTAGTCCTGCAATTGAGGCTAGACCTGCATCGTAAGCCTGTACATCAGATCCAATAGCTACACCAAGGTTTGTTCTTGCTGTTGATGCACTATCTAGATCAGAGAGGTTGTTTGACTCTAGTAAGTATCTCGCATCAGACTGTGTTTGAGTGTAGTGATCAGATAGAGTAAATGTACCATAGGCTACAATATCAACTATATCACCTGCAGTAGCACCTGATGAAAGAACTATACTAGTTCCTGATGTGGCTGTAAAGTCTGTTCCATCTACTAATTTTAAACCATTTAGGTAGACATCTACGTACCCAGAATCGTATGTAGCTGAGAATGTTGTTTGACCTGAAGTAGCTGTGTAAGTAGTTCTGTCTGATGTACCATTTACAGATGAACCTGCAGCAGTCCAAGCACCACCACTAGTTCTAACATTCATAATATTTGTAGAGCTATTAAAATAGAGTGCACCAGTAACTAAGGCATCTCCATCGTTATCAACAGTTGGGGCTGAAGACTTAGCACCAAGGTATCTGTCATCAAATGAATCATAGGAAGCTGCTGCAGATGTAGCACTAGAGGCTGCAGAGGTTGCACTAGTAGCTGCGTTAGTTGCACTTGTTGCAGCAGCAGTGGCAGAGGTAGCAGCAGCAGTAGCTGAAGTTGATGCAGCAGTAGCTGAACCAAGTATACCATCTA